GGGGGCAACTGCAATTAGGCAGGCACAGCCAAAGCAAAGGCTGCGCTAGAGGTTGCGACACCAACAGTAGCAGAGGTACGCAATGCCTTCACACCATAAATGGTGTCAGAGGTGAACAGCGTGCCCAAGTACTCTTGCTTGTACTGGGTTTGTGAGCGAATACCAACTTGCTCAACCAAAACCATAGCGTCACGATGACCCATCAAGCAGATGCGGTCAGTCTGGGTGTTGCCATAGCCAGTGTCAGCGTTGCTGGTAACGAACACGGGGATGCCGTACAGGTTGCCAATCTCGCCGTTGCGAATGGTATTGCCACCACCAGCATCACCCACAAAAGCCTGCTCGGTGTAGCGAGCCAAGCCCATCAGCGTGTTACGGCTGGAAGGGGGGATCAGGAAGAAGCGGCCATCCATAGGCACATCGTTGTCGTCCAAACGCTGAATGGTGCGGCGAATAGCGGCATCAGTCAGTTGGGCGGCATTGGAGGTGGCGCTGTTGTATGCAGTCGTGCCATCAGAGCCGATGTAGGCTTTGGTGGACGAGCTAGAGGTTGCATAGTCATCAGTACCAACAGTTGCGCCGTTGAAGGCACGACCCAATTGCACCAAGTCGGTATCAACTTGACGGGCCAAGGCATAACCAGCGTCTTCGGTGTAGAAGTTACGCAGGCTAGACAGGGCTTGAGCCTCAACGATGTCTTCAATCAAGCGGCTATATTCATAGTGCTTGTTGATCGACACTTGCACTTCAGACTCGGTTGCGGCAATCAAGGTGACTGCAACAGTCGAGGCTTTAGCAGAAGCTGAACCACGGGTGGGAGAAGGAATGTGAACAGTGTCACCCTTCTTGCCTTTGAAACTCATCTTCTTGATGAGGTTTGCCAGCACCAAGTTTTTCTTGTATGCGGCTACGATTTCATCCGACCAAATTTGGGGGATGAACTTTGCTGCGGTAGTGGTCGTTACACTATTCGCGGGGGAAAATGCTGTTGCCATGTTGTTTCTCCTTAGAAACGAAAGTTAAGTTACTTGACCCGACCTTCTGCGTATGCCGCCATGATTTCATCACTTAGGCTTTCGTAGCGTTGCGGGTCTGTCATCTTCAGCCGAATGAGGTCTGCCCTTCGATAGACTTTCCTTGACGATTCACCAGAACCACCTACATCCACACCTGCCGCTGCCATGTTCTGCTTCCTGACAGTTTCACCTGTTTGTTCAGTCTGCTTTGCCTTGACACCTTTAATGGTCTTGTAAGTGCTAATCAGTTCATTTGCACTGTCGAAATCAAACTCAGAATCAGCCTTCACATATAACCCAACTCTGACAGGACTGGATTTGATCCAGTTGACAAACTCAGGGTCTTGAACAATCTGCCCGTAGTCAGGATGTTCTGTGGATAGCTTTTGCTGAACTTGCATCCTTTTGAACTCTTGCGTAGCTTGACGCGCCGCAACAACATCAGGATGTGAATCAACAGTCCTTAAAACCGCTTTCTGTGGATTCTCAAAGAAATCAACCTCTGGTTCCACCTCGACATTATGCGATTGCTGTTTACTCGGCAAGGTCTGCTTAATTAACTCATCGGCTAATTTGCGAACTTCGCCAACCTCTTGCGCCTGTTTCCCAATCATTTGTTGGGCATCTTGGTGCATCTTAATAACTTCAGACAAGGATTTCCCCCGATAAGTCTCGGGAATGTCATTGTCAGAAGCATCTTGAACGAGATCGTCTAGTTTTGCTTCCTCGGCCTGAATTTCATTAGGCTTCTCGTCTTCAACATCAATTAACATAATTTTCCTTTTCCTGCCGCTTTCGGTTGTAGGAGATCAACTCGGCACAATGGCTTATGAGTTGGCTTTTTGCTCTGCTTTCAATTTATCACGATGTCTGCGATCAAACTTGTTTGCCGCGCCAGGGAAACTCCCTGACCATCCTTCTAAATTGATTGCTGGAGCCGATATGACTCGGTTGGCTGAACCACCGCAATCACACTTCAAACTGACTGTCTCATAACCAGTTAGTTTTTCAGTTCTGTGTCCGTTTTCACAGACAAATTCATACATTCTTTTCATCAAGTTCCTCGTAAGCCCTTTTGCTCACCTCGTGTAAGGTTTTGAGCCAGTTTAGGATTGACAATTCACCTTGCTTGAATTTTAGGTCTTTTTCACCTTCAATCACAGATATATTATTCAGGGACAGAATCATGGTGTCAATATCTTCCATGAGGTCTTTCCACCCATCACTTCCCATCATCGAGAAGCGATCTTCATAGTATTTCTGCAATTCAGGGGTCATTCTGATGCCGCCCGTAATGGCTCAAGGTCTTCAGTTGTCCAAAAGTCCTTTGCCAGCATCAAACGCAAATGCTCTTTGTTCCTTTTCAGGCAATCTGCCCACTCAGCATCTTCCATGTCTTCTGGCTTGCCAGCATTGATGAGGTTCACGCTGTCCATACAGGCACTGTAGTGCTTGGCGATTTGCTCTTGTTCGGTTAGTTCAATCATTGTGCGGCCCCTTGTAGTGCGGCGATTTGTGCTTTTGCTGTGTCAAGCTCTGCTTTGAGTTCTTGGATGGCTTTGACCAAAAGAGGAACGGCATAACCGAAATCCATAGTCCACGGATTGATTGAGCCATCTTCATTTACATCTTCAAGCGGTTTATTGACAAGCCAAGGCGTAATTGGCTGAATTTGTTGAGCAATAACACCTGTCCATACACCACGGGAATTGCGATTGTTTTCACATTGGTCGCTTGGGTCGTTCCATGTGTGGTCAACAATTTCCCATTGATTCAACAAGTCAAGAGCATTTCGTTCTGTTGGCTTGATGTTTTCTTTTAATCGGACATCAGAAGATGTGGTGATTGCTTGATTACCGATATATGTGGTTGTAGTTCCAGTTCCATCAGATGCTTGCGAAATATGGCCGTTTGCAGAACCCGAAGAACCCAAATAAACACCGCCAGCCGTGCCAACGCCAGCCGCCCACAAATATGTTCCTGCTTTTGCATATCCACCAAAAATCCATCCGCCACCGTTGTGGTATCCCTGTGGATTCCCATCCCCATCAGACAGCACGATGTAGTTGCTTGCTGTGCGAATGTCTAAGCCGCCTTGGTTGCCTGTGTAGTTACCGAGAATGGTGTTGGCAGAACCAGTTGTCATTACATAACCAGCGCCGCCGTTTTGTAGACTGCCTCCAACAAAAGTGTTTCTTACGCCTGTGGTCAACGAATAACCAGCAAGACCGCCAACGCAGGTATTGTCAACATTGGTTGTTGATGTGTTATTACTGGTGTAGCCAGCCCTATAACCAATGAATGTATTTCCGTTCCCGACTGTGTTGGTATACCCCGCCTGATAACCCACAGCAGTGTTGTTGGAGGCTGTGGTGTTGGCTTGCAGGGCTTGAATACCAATCGCAGTGTTATTGCCACCTGTAGTGTTGGAATATAAAGCTGACTGACCAAACCCTGCGTTATAGTTTCCTGTCGTGTTTGAATATAAAGCAGTGTCAGCAAAGGCTGAATTTGAAAAGCCCGTTGTATTTGAATACAAAGAAACTCTACCAAACGCATTATTTGGCGAGCCAGTTGTGTTGCTGTACAGAGATTGATACCCAACAGCAGTGTTGTTTGAGGCTGTGGTGTTGCTACTTAAAGTGTTTTCTCCAATAGCTACGTTGTTTGAACCAGTTGTATTGGCATACAAAGTAGCAAAACCAAGCGCAGTATTATATGAACCTGTTGTAGTAGCTTGCATTGACAAATTTCCCAATGCAACTTGATGTGCGCCAGTCGTATTAGCCGCCAAAGCACTTGCACCCACCGCAGTGTTGGTAGACACAGCGCCAGCGCCTTTGCCAACTGTGAGACCGTTAATGGTTCCGGCAGTAGTAACTGACTGATCTGTTCCAATAGTTACAGCAGTTGTAGTTCCATTGGTTCTGAGCAACAAACTGCCAGCACTATCAACTGAGCCTGAATTAAGAGTTACTTGAGTTGCCATGATTTACTTTCCTTTAAGGTGTTCCATTTGCAACAATGTTGGTTGCAGATGTAATGACTCCAGTTGAGTCCATTGATGCAATTGTCGTTGCTCCATACTTGAACAACAACTTGGTTCCACTTTGCACAATCGAGAAATTGGTTGTTACCAATGAACCAGCAGAACCAGTGGTGTCTTGATTGAGTGTAGGCACATCACTGGCAACCATTGCCCGAAATGTTGGCACTCCAGAAGCCCCATTAGGAGCCGCCAAGAAATACTTGGCAGTCTTGGAGGCATAAGGATTTTGAGTATCCCCATAACCAGATGCCAAGCTAATCGCTGGAGTATTTCCACCACTAGATGCCACTGGAGAAGTGCCAGTTACAGAGGTCACTGTTCCTGTGTACGCATCATTTGATGTGACTGTGAAATTTGGATATGTTCCAGTGATTGTGGTTGTACCAGCGCCTGTCAATGAAACAGTTTGATCTGGCGCAGAGTTGGTCACAGTGATTGAACCAGCACCATTGGAAACACTGATTCCAGTGCCAGCAGTCAATGTGTGCTTTTCCCACAATGCAGTTGACTCGTTGTAAATCAGAGTCTGTCCATTTGTAGGATTCTGAGCCGAGACATTGTGTAACTCGTCTAGTTCATATCCATTCTGAATCTTGACAAACAACTTGCCTTGAGTTGGATGAGAATACTCAACAACAGCCACATAAACCAAATGATCTGGGGCATAAGGTTTTGTAGTTGTGTATGTTCCAGCAGTTGTTGGACTCAAATACAGTTGCGCTCCATCCGCGTAAGCGGATGTGTCCATCCCTGTCACCAATCCAATAATGGTTACATAACCATTTGAATTATTTGCCAAGTCTGCGGACATGACACCAAGAGTCTGGGCAGAAGTTGTATCACCAGTTGCAAGTGCTTTGCTGATTGTTGGCAATTGACCTGTTGCACCAGTGATGTACACCACAGTGCCTTTGGTCAATGTTGCGCCAGTGGTGTTTCTGACTTGGCAAATGACATTGGTAGTCGATGCCGCAACAGCCACACTCAAATCTGCAATACCAGAAGCAG